GCAAATGGTACTTGCTTGTATGCTAATCGCCAAAATTCAGATGGTGACATTGCTCAATTCCGCAAAGACGGCGTACAAGTCGGGTCGATTGTTAGTAATAGTGGTGCAAACTTAGGGTTTGGAAGCGGACAAACTGGGTTATTATTTTACGGATCAGCTGATAATATCCGTCCTGCTAATATGACCACCAATACCACAAGAGATAATCAAATAGATTTAGGAGAATCTGGCGCACGATTCGACGACATCTACGCCACCAACGGCACAATCAACACATCTGACCGCAACGAGAAACAAGACATTGAAGAACTGTCTGAGGCTGAACAGCGTGTTGCAGTAGCGTGTAAGTCTTTGATGCGTAAGTTCCGGTGGATCAACTCTGTTGAAGAAAAAGGCGACGATGCCCGCATCCACTTTGGAATTATTGCACAGGACTTACAAGCGGCTTTTGAAGCTGAAGGTTTGGACGCAGGACGTTATGCAATGTTCATTCACTCCACTTGGACTGATGAAGAAACTGGTGAGGAACGTAGCCGTATGGGTGTGCGTTACTCTGAACTACTCGCATTTATTATTGCCGCTATCTAAAGGAGACTTAGAATGGCTATTGAATACAACTGGACTATCGGAAACCTTGAATACAACAACGACTCAGATCAGGGTGTTGTTATCGCCCACTGGAGATGCACTGGCGTAGACGGTGACTACTCTGCGTCTGCCTACTCTACACAGTCATTCACACCTGACCCATCGGCTGACGGTTATGTCGCCTATGCTGACCTGACAGAAGCCACTGTGATCGGTTGGGTGCAGAACGCAGTGGACCAGACTGCAACTGAAGCATCAATCGCAAGCAAGATTGAAGCGCAGAAGAATCCTGCAACATTGTCAGGAAGACCTTGGAATAGCTAAGGGCAGGTATGAAAGAGATGGCAACAGAAAGCACTAAGACACTCGTAGATGGTTTAAGTGTTGTAACGGTAGTAGGAACAATCGGTGAACTGTTGCCACCTATGGCGGCTCTGTTTACTTTGGTATGGACCGCAATTCGCATATATGAGACTTCCACGGTGCAAAAGCTTCTAGGTAGGAAGCCTCCGAGTGATCGCTGAGCTTGCCGCCGCTAATGCTGCCTTTGGTGTCATCAAAGAAGCGATAGCCAACGGTAAGCAACTGTATGAAGCCGGGGATGCACTAGCAGACTACTTTGGTTTCAAGGCAGAATTACAGAAGAAGGCACACGAACACGGATACAAGTCCGATATGCAAGCCTTCCAAGCGGCAGAACAGCTTAAAGAATATGAAGCTACTCTGAAACAAATGATGATATGGCAGGGCAGACCCGGACTATGGGAAGACTGGTTAGCCTTCCAGAAACAAATGAAGGACAGTAGAGAAAGTGCTGAGCGTGAACAGAAGGCCAAGAAAGCTAAACGTAAAAAACAGATTACTGATTGGTGCATTGGGATTGGTCTGGGCATTAGCGTTCTCTCAGCCGTTGGTTTGGTAATCTACGTCTTCTACTGGTTAAGTAAACAAGGATAATTGGTATGTGGCTACTATTCGCAATATTAATTCAAACTGATGGCTACGCTGTCTATCCTCAAGGCCCATTTGCAACAATGGATCAGTGCTTTGAAGCCCGTGAGTACTTCATGGCAACAGCACCACAGCCTAAGATCAACTATGATGCAATCTGCATACAGACGGATGTAACAGGTAATGCTTCATGATTGGGTTAGTCACAGCTATCACGAACTTGGCAGGTACATGGGTCAGTGCCAAGGCGGAGTCAACCAAGGCCACCGCAGAGGCCAAAGCCACAGCACTGAAAACAGCGGCACAGTCCACAGCGGACTGGGAACGCATTATGGCAGAGGCGTCAAAGAACTCGTGGAAGGACGAGTGGCTGACGATAGTATTCAGCATCCCGTTGATCCTTGTCTTTATACCAAGCATGGTGGGACATATTCAATCGGGGTTCAACGCATTGGCAACGTTGCCAACTTGGTATCATGAGATTCTCATGGTGATTGTACTAGCCTCATTCGGTGTCAAAGCCGGAAAGGGCGTTATGGAGATGATAAAGAAATGATGTATGGTAAGCAAGGACCTGCGTACAAGCAGGAAAAGAACAAGAAAAAGAAGAAGTACATGAGCAACCCTAACAAGGACTCAGGTACAATGTCATGTACAAGTAAAGCCATTCGGGATTATAAGTAATGGCTAAAGGTGTCAAGCATTATTTTAGAGACGGTACAGAGCACAAAGGAGCTACACATAAAGACCCTAAAGGCAAACTGATGTCAGGTGCTCGACACACTAAAAACAGCAAATACCTCTACCACATGGGTGAGTTATCTGCGACAGCTAAGAAGAAGGCTAAAGCATAATGGCTACGCCAACAAACAAAGCTTTGTACAACAGAGTGAAAGCAGAGGCTAAAAAGAAATATAAAGTGTGGCCTTCTGCTTATGCCTCTGGATGGCTCACTAAGGAGTACAAGAAGCGTGGCGGCAAGTACAAGTAAAAAGACTGGCCTTAAGAAATGGTTTGGTCAGAACAAAGGCAAGGGTTGGGTTGATTGTAAGACAGGTAAACCCTGTGGACGCTCAGGCTCTAAGGACAAGCGTAAGAGCTATCCTGCCTGTAGACCTACCAAAGCACAGTGTAAAACTGCAGGTGCTAAGACAGCCTTGAAGAAGAAGACATCCTCTAAGCGTGTTGACTGGAAGAAGAAATGATTAAGAAGTCGTTCGGAGCATCTTTACAAACTACAGACACAACACTGTATGAGGTACCTGCCAATAAAAAAGCTGAGTGGGTTTTAATCTATGCAACAGATGCAGGTGGCTCTACAACAGACTTTAGTGTTGACTTGTATGACGCATCAGAGACAGCAACATTGGCTGTGTTGAATGAATATGGCTTGTCAGCTAAAGACTTTTTTAAGTTAGGCGGTGAACCTAATGCATTTACTATGCTGTATGCAGGTGACAAGATTATTGCTCGTTGCGCTACAAATGATGCAGTGACAATGCTTGTGTCTGTCATTGAGTACAACGATATTATCCAAGGAGGCTAATGTGCCTAAGTCTAAAGACCCTAAACTAGCTCGTGCAGGCGTCAGTGCTTATAACAAACCTAAGCGCACTCCGGGTGGTAGTAAGAAGTTTGTTGTTGTTGCTAAAGAAGGTGATAAGACTAAAACCATTCGCTTTGGTGATCCTAACATGACCATCAAAAAAGACCAACCTGCAAGACGTAAGAGCTTCCGTGCTAGGCATAAGTGCGACACAAGTCCACCTAGTAAGCTAACGGCTCGTTATTGGTCTTGTAAGAAGTGGTGATGTAGATGGGATGGTTTACTGATAATATTTTAGGAATGGACGACAACGGTGGAATTGTCGGTTCCGTTGAAACTCTTACAAGCAACCCACTAAAATCATTTAGAAATGCTAAAGAGCGTATTGTTGACGACATTGCAGGTTTAGATGATAGTGGCGGTACGTTAGGTTCTGTCATTGCGTTTGGCGAAAACATTGAAGATTCGTTACGGGAAGGCATTGAAGATGTCGATGCGGCTCTACAAAATAAGTATGTAAGAGCCACGATTAAACTCGTTTCTCAAGTTTCGCCAGACCCGTTTACAAGAGCAACAGCAGCTTTTCTTGATGCTTATGCAACAGCCGATTCTGGAGATGATTTATCTGCCGCTCAAATTGTTAATCTTGCGACATCAACTGCCGCCGCTTATCGAGCAAGTCAAGCTCCTTCTACAGAGTTAGACGAATCTTTAGAGTTTGATGAAGGTGATATTGCAGGGACTCCTGCTGATCCGACAGCGCTTGATGAAGCGGCTAAATTCGCTACAAATGAAACTGTCGGTAAGATTGCAAATGTCGGTGCTCAAGTCGCAGACGGTGCAGAGTTTTCTGATGCTGTACTTAATGTCTTTCAACAAGACTTAGTATCTGGGTTAGTTGGTGATGTTGCAGAAGGAACTACTCTTACTGAAAAAGACGCAGAAGCTTTAGCAAACACCATTATTGATTATTCTGAAAGTGGTGAGTTGTCAACAGCCATTGCAGACAACCTAGGCGATTTTGTTGCTAAGTATCAGTTTGGTCTTCCTACAGACGTTGAAGGCCCATATACTCAAGACATAACAAACAAGATTGCCGCAGTTAAAGCAGGTCTTCAAGGAATCTCCTCAATAGATCAAGCTGAAGGGGTTGGTGATGCTATTTTTAATGCGGCTTCAACTTACTTCACAGAAGAAGGTGAAATAGACCTTGCTAAAATTGAAGATGCAGATATTCCCGGATTTGATTTACCCGAAGTAGATATTGACATTCCTTTGCCTGACGCTTTAGAAGGCTTGGTTGATTTTGACTTAACACTTCCTAATCTTGGCTTGCCTGCATTTGCAGGTATTCCAGTGTCTTTAGGAGATTTAAAAGGTGATTTGGATATTATTGAAACATCTTTCACCTTTCCGGATCTTCCAGAAATGGATGTAAACATTCCTGATATTCCTATTGGTTCTCCTGAAGTAGACTTTCCTGACGTCGATGTGCCTGAAGTAGACATAGACATACCGGAAGTAGACGTAGAAATCCCTGAAGTAGATGTACCAGAAGTAGATATTGAAATCCCTGAGGTTGACATCCCTGAAGTAGATATTGAAATACCAGAAGTGGATATTCCTGAAGTAGATATTGAAATACCAGAAGTTGATGTTGAAAAACCAGACTTTGAAGGCCCAGATATTGAAGAGCCAGATATTTCTAAGCCCACATTAGACCTCATGCAATTCGCAGGATTGTTAAGCACTACAGGCGGTGGTAAAGCTCCCACTAAAGAAGAACAAGAAAGATCACAATACCAAACACAATTTGACTTCCTTGCAGGCTTACAACCCTTAGGAATGCTTGGGAATTTTCAGCGCAGGTCTTGACAAATGAACAACAATAGTGTATACTGAGAGATGAGATGACTTATTTAGAACTTGTAAATGCTGTCTTAAGACGCTTACGTGAAACAACAGTGAGCGATGTAGACCAGAATACATACTCTGCACTCATTGGTGAGTTTGTCAATGATGCAAAGCGTTATTGTGAAGATGCTTGGGACTGGTCACCACTACGCACTACCTTGACAGCCACCACAAGCCAAGGTGTATTTAACTACACACTGACAGGCTCTGGACAACGTGTCAAAGTGTTCCGTGTGATTGACGACACTAACAATCGTTTTCTTAATTACCAAACTGCTGACTGGATGTCGAATGCTTTCTTGAATGAGAATGCTCCGACAGGTGAACCTGCTTATTACAGCTTTAATGGTGTAGATGCCGCAGGTGACACTCAGGTAGATATCTATCCTATTCCCGGCAGTGCTTACACAATTCGTTTTGAAGTGTTAAAGCGCACAGAACGCTTTACAAACAACTCTGATGAATTAGTGATTCCTGATGATCCTGTCATTCAATGGGCTTATTCATATGCACTACGTGAGCGTGGTGAGACAGGTGGACAATCAGCAAGAGAACAAGTGTTGTTTGCACAGCAAGCATTGTCTGATGCAATTGCCTTAGATGCACAAAAGCATCCTGAAGAAACTGTCTGGAAAACAATCTAATGGCTCAGCAACTTAAAAACATTACGATTGCCGCTCCGGGCTTTGCAGGGATTAACACCCAAGACAGTCCCATTAGTGTCGGTACAGAGTTTTGTTTGATTGCAGAGAATGCGATTATTGACCAGTTTGGACGTATTGGTGCTCGTAAGGGCTATGAAGTACAGACAACGGATAATGCCGCATTAGGCTCTGCACCACTTCAGGGCATCTTTGAGTTTCTAGATACTGATGGTACTGTCACTACAGTGTCCACTGGAAACAACAAAGTGTTTACAGGTGAGACAACGCTCACAGACATCACTCCTGTTGCCGCTACAATCACTGCAGACAATTGGAAGGGTGTTACCTTTAATGGTAATTTGTTTCTCTTCCAAGACTCACAAGACCCCATCTACTATGACGGAACCACTTGTGACCTTGTAGAAAACCATCCCAACTACTCAGGCACTGTTCCTACAGGCAATGAAGTGATTGCAGGATATGGACGCTTATGGGCTGTCAATCCCGCTAAAACAACTATCTATTGG